GACACCGTATGCAGGCACGACATAGGCAAAACCAAAGTCGCTTGCGTTGTCCAGCACATAGAGATTGCTTGCGAGTGTTTGCAGCACGCCCGAATCATCGTAGTAGGTCAATGATGTGATGCTGGCGGCAGGGACTCGCGTAATCTCCAAGGCTTCAGGGAATGAATCTAGCGTCAATTCCCATGTTTGCGGCATGATGGCAAGCCCTGTGGCTTGTTCTGCAAGTTGGGTGGCACTGGTGATCATGGCTGTGATCACTGAATCCAAGTCGTACCCATCCACGCGACAGGCGAGCTTGGCATCATCTAATGACACGACAAGCGCGGTTGCGGCGGTGATGAGTTTGAGTGCCATTTATTTGCTTGCTTTACGGCCACGTTTTTGGGTTTGTTCTACTTCAGCGGGTTGCTCAGCGGTTAAATCCAACGGCGTGGTGTACTTGGCAACGCCATCGCGCACATAAAAAGCGGCCAGCGCAGAATCGCAGCGCAGCACATCACCGGCAGCAAAGTTGCCGTAGACACTGTGTGAGCCGGTGCGTTTAAATTTGATTTCTACTTGCATAGTTCCTCCAAACAAAAAGGCCCACCGTAGTGAGCCTTTTCAGTTGTCAAGCTATTAAGCTGGTGTCAGATCACCACCACGCACCGCTGCTGGCTTTTCTGTAGCCAGAGCCAAGCGGCGTTCTGCACGCAAAGTGATCAAGTTCTTGGTGAAGTTGTCTGAATCAGAATCAGACATTTCAACCACAACACCTTCGCGGTTGTAGACCATGTAAGCCTCAGAGAAGCGACCGATCTGGAAGGTGTCAGCGGCCATGCCGATAGCTTGGATCACTGGTACACCAAACAAACGAGCCTGACCGCCTTCGCTCACGCTATACAGGGTTTGGCCTGCGGCTGTAATCATCAGTTCGATTTCAATGGCAGCCCAATCAGCAGGGTTCAGCACGATTGCGTCAGCAGGGTAGCCGGCGGCGTACAGTTGAGCCATGACCTGACGGAACAACACCAGCTTTTTCAACACAGTGCCCAATGCAGCGTTGGCAATGCCGTGCGCTGTAAAGTTGCCTGTGTCATAGGTGCCACTGATGTTGGGCGCGGTGCCATCACCAACTACCAACTGTGTGTCAACCTTGGCGTTTACACCGTAGCGCATACGAGTGTTCACATAAGCTGCCAAAGCGGGTGCGTCAGCGGCGAGTTGCTTGGAGATTTTGATCCAATGGGCAACAGTGGACACGGGCATATTGACCAGCGACCATGTGAGCGCAGACTCAGCCTTGGCAGCACCTTCAGCAGCTTCTGCGGCAGAGTTGGTGAACGACGCTTCTTTGGTGAACTCAATCGCGTTGGAGCTTGTCGTGGTCGATGGCAGCAAGGCTTCCATTGAGAACGGCAGGAACGCGCCAGCAACGATTCCGGCATTGCGTTGTGGTGCAACATTGGTATCAGAGCCAACGAGCGTGTTTTTCACTTCAACGCGCAGCTTGGCGAGATTGCCACCAGCGAAGTCGGCATAACGGGCGTTCTTGATGAACTGATCACCCCAAGTGGACAGTTCTTTAGTCTCTGGTTGTGCGGTGGCTTTTTGCTCCACAGCCAACAGGCGGTCAGCCAGGACACGTTGCTCAACGCCAATGGCATCAAGCGCGGTCTTTGTGTCGGCAGAAGTTTTGCCAACGGTTGCGAATTCGCCATCTGCCTTGGTAGACATAGCGATGAGTTTTGCCTCGACTGAATCGAGGGCTTTTAAGATTGCTTCGGACATGATTTACTTTCTTTAGGACGTAAAAAAGGCCACTAAAAAGTGGCCTGTTGCGGGGTTTGCGTGCTTTATGCGCTGAGTCTTTGGATGCGATCCAAAATCAAAGCCATTTGTTGTGCTTCAACATCATCCTGAGCATCCCGCCCGTTGAATAACGCTTTGGCACGGGAAACTATCGCCATAGCCTCCCACTTGGGCAACCCCGCATCCCGCAGTAGTCGCTCCATATCTCGCTCTGTCTTGCACTCAGGCAAGAGAGCTTCAAAATCAATTCCTTTGACACTTGCCAAGTCGATCTTTGCGCCAGCGTCAGCCGGGAAGACAACCGGGCTGATTTCCATGAGGGTTGACCATTTGTGAATGGTGCGGCCTGCGTCGGTTTCGGTGTAATCGCCTGTTTTCAGGTAGCCACCAATGGATAAACCGTCCAGGGTGCCGTGCTTCAATGCGCTGTAAACGTCATCGGCTTGGCCCAAGTCGGGTGTTAACTCGCCTTTGACAAACAGGCCGACAGCATCTTCCTTGGCGACTGTCCATTTGCCAATAGGCATATTCCACTCATGGTTCCAAAACATCTTTGGCATCGCTTTGGTGAGTGTTTCTCGGAAAGCACCCGGCAGGATGGTGTCGCCATAAGAGTCAACACCGCCCCACTTGGATGCGTAGCCACTGAACATGCCGCGCTCATCTTCCATCTCTAGCTGAACGTCTGTCAGGCTGATTGTTTTGCGTAATAGCATGGGTTATCCCTTCATTGCGCTATGTTTGCGCCTGTGCCGCCTGATGCACCTTGTTGCCCAAGCATTTGCAGTGGCAACAGGTTGCTTTGTGCGGTCAGTGTGTCTGTGCCTGACATGGCAGGCCAACCCTCTAGCTGACGCACTTCTGCGCGGGTCATGTAGCCGTTTTGCACTGCTTTGGAGTACATATCTGCACGCTGCGTAGGGTTGCCACGCAACAGTGCATCAAAACTGATTTCAATGGTCATCGTGGCGCGTTGTTTGTTGGTCATCACGCGCTTGCGTAAAGCCTGCTCAATGTTGACCAGCATGGGCCGAAGGTGCAGCGTGTGCCACCCTTGAACCAATTCGGCAATTCCAGACCCCCAAGCAGTAACACTGCTGTGGCCGATCATTACAGGCGGCATTCCGTACCACCGGCAGATTTCTTCAATGCCAAACTGTCTTGTTTCAAGCAACTGCTGATCTTCAGGTGTCATGCTGAGTTGCTGGTACTTCATGGATGCTTCCAAGACGTACAAACGCGACTCGCTACCCTGTGTCATCCCTGCAAAATTGGCGTTAATCGCCTTTCTTTGCTCTGGATTGAGCACTTTATCCAGCATCAGCACGCCAGTTGGCTTGCCACCAGCGCCAAATACCTTGCTTGCCGCGCCTTGGGCTTTGCTCACTTCGTCCGTGGTGGCCCTCATAAACTCTAGTTTTGACAGCCCAATGGTGCCGTTTCCTAGGTTTTTCAGGTGCAAAACACTGTCTTCAGCGTAGATTGCAACGTCATTCCCTAGGATGTACTCGTAAACCATCGACCCATCAGGCAAAACCTTGGGCGTCACCTGATCAGAAGGCATCGGCCACATGGCTACAACCTCGCCAGAGCCATCGCGCACCAATCGGGCATAGGCATTGCCACGCAGGTCGTAATTGAGCACCATAGCCCTCCAAAACTCATTTGGAGTCATGCGCGAGTTGGGGGACTCATGCAACAGGGTGTAAAGGCGCGATTTACGAGCTAATTTCTTCTCTCCATCAACCACTTCGTAAGCAAAAAACGGCAAACTGGCAATGGTGCTGGCGCGTAAATCAATACAAGCCCAGACTGTGCTGATTTGCAACGCAGAGTCAGGCCCAATGTTTGACGAATCGGAGACGAGCGCGACTGATGGCAGGGCATTTTGTACGCCTAAGTTTTCACTTAAGGCTGCGCCGAAACCAAGCCGCGACCAGAAACTAGCCACGATCAGCCAAATACCGGGTTATTGAAGAAATCATCTAGGTTTTCCGTTTGTTGCTGCGGCATCACGCCGACTGCCATAGCCAAAGCCACGGCACCGTCAATGCGTCCTGTGGTCTTGTGCTTAGTAAATTTACGATTGCCAGCAGGGTCACTGACTGTTTGCGCATTCGCCATGCACATCTCAAGAACTTTGTGATTGCCGTGGCGCAGTTTCTTAGCCAGAAGTCTTGCTTCAAGCTCCCGTATTGCAGGGCTCATGCTGACAAAGCCCTGCCCAAATTCTTTAAATCGGTCTAATTCTTCTGGTGTGAACCCGACTTTCTCTAGCCAAGGCTTAAGGAATCTCATGTTGTAGCGGTCAAATGCCAGCGATACAACATCACACCGATCAAATAGGCCGCGCAGGTACTCAGCGATGAATTCATATTCAATCGCACGCCCTGGTGTTGTCTGGAGTGCGCCTTCACTCGCCCAAATATCGTAAGGTACTCGGTCATTGCGCGACTTTTCAGCAAGACCGTCTTCTGGCAACCAGAATGTTGGATGCACATCACCGTCAGCAGTGACCAGCACCAACGCTGTCAGGTCAGATACGCTTGAAAGGTCAAGCCCACCATAAACACTTTGACCCTCTAGCTCATCAGGTGAGCCACCATTCTCTAGCCAGATAGCACGAGCAACGAATGGGTTTCTTGCTTCCACTCTCTGATTCAGAATCAGGTTTCTATAGGCAGCTTCACGACTTGGAAGCCGCTTGGCGTCTTGCGCCTGTCGCATCACTTCAGCCTTATTCATAAAGTCATCAAAGTGCGGGTTGGCCTGCCGTATCGCTTCCTCGCTGAATGGATCAAGATCAATATCAGCAGTGCATAGCTCAACTTTGTTGGCCGGGTCTGCGCCAGTGAGTGCGTCATCAATCAACAGGCTCAACAAGTCGGCGTCTGTCGGTGCTTGTGTGCTGATCACAATGGATAACGGGCTGTCTTGTGCTGCGCTGGCAGTCTCCAGTGCTTCATAAAGCTCAAACCGTGGCCCTTTAACCTGTCCAAGTTCGTCGTGGATCACAAAACATG